CTTGGAGACTAGCAGGGATATCGTGTGCGGAACCGAAAGCTCCAGCTCTCATTAAGATATCGAATGTCATCTCACATAAGCCACCGTTGTATTCATTCTCCATTGGCTCAAAGATGGGTAGTGCGCCACGGATATACTCTTGAACTCGTTGGCCTACTTCATACGCTGTCATCTCTGGAGCGCGCTCAGGCATAGTTAATTTGTTGAGATAGAATGCTTCACGGATAATCATTTTAGACTGATCGGCCATGTCGTCACCAAATGGTAATCCACGGAGATCCTGAGTCAGTGGTCGAAGTGCATCACCTAATCTCTCATCGTATTGCTGATCTACCCAGGTGATACCTCCGGCGTACAATGATACGTCTGACCTTACGACATCCTGTGTCGCTACCAGTGGTGGATTGACAGCTTTCTCACCAGCTTCCAGTAGTGCGTAAGTCATCGATTGAATTAGCCTGGCATCAGGTAGTGCCGTGATAGTTGCAGGTGAATAGGCATATTGTGATCCAGATACAGTCTGCCATCGTGGAATAACATACTCACGATTCCAGACAGGCACAGCCTCCATAGTGTGGAAGTTTTCACAGTCATAGAATATCGACCAGAATGGTCTGCCTCTCGAGTCGCCATCGTATTGATCAGCATCACAGATAATGTGATAGCAATTAACCTGGGTGAATGGTTTCTTCTGAGCTTCGCGTGTGATCTTCTCGTGTACGCCTTCAGTCCCAAACAGATTAATCATGTCACGGACAGTAGGCTTCCACTTACGTCCGATCATTCCAATCTTGCCTTCTTCATTCTCTTGCCACACAACATCACGGAGATGCCAGTTGCGGTAGAGTAATCCGTCAGCTTGTTTGTTCATGCGTACAGAGATGACACACTGCCCAAAGGCTGCGAAGTCATGATCCCCTTCCTTACAGGCACGAGTGAACAATGTATTACGATCATACATGGCCTTACGTTGGATGTGAGCTGTACGCTCTAACCATCGTTTAGCGTCATTGTCCTCACGATCCTCATCAGCTGGAGCCATGCGGAACCACTCTTTCTCAGTGGGTCGAAGCATAGTCCCAATCTGATCACCTAAATCTCTTCGGGTGAGAAGGGGATAACTGGTCATCAGGTCAGCAGCAAACTCATTACCATGTGTTCTACGGATAGTGAAGTCTGCGCGTTCTGGATAGAAGTTTTCAGCAAGCTCCTGAAGTAATAGCACATAAGTCATGCGGTCAGTGAAGAGCTTATCGACTACCTCCTTGAGTTGCTTGGTATCCATTAGCCGCCCAACTTATCATCTGCATCAGACAGGATAGTGGATGCACGACCAGTTCTTTTGCCGCGCCTCTTAGCTGCACCTTTTCTGGATGCAGTCTTTTGTGCTTCTGGATCAGGCATAACCTTTAGCCGTTTACGAGCTGCTAACTTTTCGTCTGATGCTTTCTTCTTAGCCTTTTTTTCCTCTCGACCTCTAGGGTTTTCAGACCGCTGACCTTCACCAGTTCTAAGGCCAGCGTCATATACAACCTGACTCGCCATGTCGCCCAGTTCATCAAATATATTTTTGCCGCCCATTACATTCTCCTATGTCTACCAGTTAATACTTTAGGAGATTGTCCACGCTTAATGTTGCGCGTCCTCTTCTGATCAATCCATTCAAGTGCTGAGTTTGAGTCTTTCGCTCCCTGGAACCAGGCCATACATACTGCATCACCTTTATCCGTTGAGCGTCCGAGCCGTTCACATACTTTCTCTTTCGTTTCGATCTTAATCGTATTGTTGATGATTTGATAGGTGGGAGCTGTTAAGTCTGCCACCAGTTCAGGATCATCGGGTAAAGCTATCGTACTACCACCTGGTTGACTGGGATCAAGTGCTTCCCTCATCATCCAGATTGCTGCTGATCGTTGGTTCCCAAATGGTATGTTGGAATCCTTTGATCTCATTGTAGCCTTTTCTGAGCCTTTGTAACCAAAGACTTCTACATCGTTATCTGTCAAGTGTTCGTAAGTACCAGATCCATATCCACCACCGAGATCAATTACAACTAATGCCTTGTCTCTACGCTCAGTGATTATGTGTCCAGCAGCCTGTTGACTGAGTTTCTTTTGATCGAAGTTCTTTGCTGGGTATTCTTCCATCGGCGCAAACCAGCCATCAAATCGTTTGGCTATGATCATGGGGTCTTTACCACCACCACTCATGTCTACACCCATGGCACACATTGGAATACCTTCAGGCTTACCACCTTCCCATCGAGTTTGAGCTAATCGTATCCATTGTGTTGGGATAGCTTGCCCAAGTGCATCTTGCATTGAGGCATCAAAACGTCCATCTCTGTACGCTAAGCGTTCCCTTTCTGGAAGGGATGCAAGTACGGCATCGTAGTTCGTAGCTGCTAAGTCTGGATTGTCTGAGAGCCTTGCGCGTATGAAAGTGCGGGATCTTGCGATAACTTCTTCCCCATTGATAACGTGCGGTCCACGGCCATCCACTTCTACGTCCTTTCCTTCCTCGCTCGTGGTATACCATCTCAGCTCTCCATCTTCTGCCGGATTTGGATGCGTTGGATCAAGCCAAGCAGCCCATCGTTTAATAACCCAATAACCTTCTGCAGTAGTTGGAGGGTTGCCAGTAGCAACCACCCTGCACCTTTGATCAGGATCGGCAGAACGGTTCCACGCACAAATGAAAGTGTACTGTGACTCGCTGAAGTCAGATACTTCATCAAATGCTTTAAGGTCATGCGGTATCCCCTTTCGTTTCTGTTTATCGGCTTCAAGCTGACAACCACCCATGTCGATGATCTTGTCACCCATCTTCCAGGTTCCGGTGGATCTGTTTAATCCATCAGAGTGTCCAACAATATCTTCTACACGTTCAGGTAGCTTCTCGGCTTCCTTGTTCGTGCGTCTGAGTATTAGACTCTTCTTGTGTTCATTTAAAGCTAATCCAATAATCAGATCAGTCTTACCACCACCAGCCTGTCCACCATAGAACATTTCATCAGCTTGATTGTAGTAAGCATCGATCTGTGGACCAGGGTTAGGAACCCATAGCTTATCGGATGTTGCAGATAATACTTCTTCAGATAGCTTGGCTTTGCTCTCTTCTGGGAGAGCTTCAAGTTTCTCAAGTACCTCTGCAAGCATTCCTTCAGCCATGAGGATATATCTCATCAGAGACTCTGTGTTTCATCTCAGCTATGGAGTCATCTCTATTAAGCTCCTTGAATACACGCACATCAACAGGCTCACAATACTTCTGGCCTAATGTATCCATGTTTCCAAACCAGCTCTGTATCGTCCAGTCTTGATCATCGAGGCAACCGTTTAAGAATGTCAGCTCTTCCTGTTTCTCTGCGATAGTGGCCTTGGCCTCTTCAGCTCTCTGAACTAATTCCTTATTGCGTTGAGTCTGCTTAATCCAGCCATGTGATTGCTCACATACACCATACAATGGTGCTGGCCGTAACAGATCAGATTCAGGCGGAACTCCAACCTCGATGCCCATTGATTTAGCTAATGAACAGAAGTATTGACATCCTAATCTCTGATCTTTGTATTCAGTGGCATTTGCCATGTCTACTCCGAACAAACCTATCTTGTCAGCTCCTTCCTCGATAGCCATCGCTATCATCCATGCGATTGATGACGTAAAGAAGTAAGGTCCATACTTGCTAACTAAGTGTTCATGATCAAGCAAAGTACAGTTCTTAACCGTTGGCACTTGTGATGTCATCACCACTTGTCCCTGAAAGTTCTCAAGGAAGCTAACGTATTCAGGTGAAAACCATGGTACTCCTGGCTCCCATCTATGTAATTCAAAGAAGCGGTCAATGTTCGGCATATGGTATGTGCCTGGTGAACATGACCAAACTTCCCAGTCAGGCGAACCGACTGGTGCTAATGGTAGGGACGATGGTGCTGTCCCAAGGATTAAAATGTTTTTCATACGATGCCTCCTCAGTTCGTATTAATTACTTAGGTTGTTATGCGTACACCAACCGATGTTCCATGTGAACCAGATAAAGCCCATAGTGCTGTGCTTAACCCCATTAGAGTTGCGCCGCGACCAGCATTACCCAGGATCAAGTTAGTCCCTGCTGAGTTTTGTGAACTCATGAATGTTGCGCTTTGAGGTAAGATCGTAACGTCAGCAGTACCAGATGACAGCATGGCAAAGCTAACTTCCACACCAGGGATTGGATCAGTTAATATGAAGGATCTCGCATTACTGGATGTGATAGTAACGAATCCATGGTTAGGTAGAACAGTGCCAGTAGTTGCTGAAGTGGCCGCTGTTACTACTTTGCGGATAGCTTTAACACCTACCAGGTTTTCATCGTGATCAATACCAAGCCTACGGCCATGTACTGAGGTTTTAATCTTCGTTCGTGCGTTGTCTAATGATTGTGCCATTGTACTTCTCCCGTTGCATTATGCGTTATGTCAGAGAATGACAGAATTCAGTCTGCCGCTGTTCTCCTCAGAAACTATATCGTTTGTAAGTAAGCTATAACCTGCGCTCTTGTAGCCGCATCGTGTGCTGTATTAAATACCAACACTTCCTTAACTTGTATATTGCCCTCGCCAGTTCCCGCAGCTTTACTTGCTAAAGTAAATCCGCCCATATTATTAACGCCAATATCACCGGCTGTCTCAGGTGTTTCATTCTCCCACTGTAAAGCAGAACTTGCGCCATTTATAACACCTGTCATAACGCCGTAAGTATCGAGTGGAATATTAGTTGGGTTTGTTTGGAAATTTCCGGCGTATAATTTCACATCACCAGAAACACCGATCATGTAGCCTGTTCCGCTATTAGCACCAGCACCATCGAACCATCTATCACCAGAAGTCCATGTGATATGTTTGCCCAGGATGTAAACGGTTTCAGGCTGGATTAAAGTAAACGAGGCCGACATACGATGATCCGTACCATCAAATAATATTGACCCATCAGCTTCTTTGCTCGGCCTGAATGCGTCAGTCCCTTGTAATAAATGATTGCCGTTCCCGCTTACGTCATCCCATTGAGATACACCTGAACCAGTGATCGTGATTCCAGAACCATATCTTGTCCACATGACAAGCCCTTCCAGTTTTGATGGCAAGAAGCCACCAGTATTACCGAGCAATGGGTATCTGGTTCCTCGAAGGAGAGGCATTAGTCTTGCAGTACGCCTATGCGTACAGTTAGGTCATCAGTGGCTGCATAGGTTGGAGTCCCGCGAGTAACTAGCTGGCCAAACAATGCTTTGGAAGTGCTGGGATCTGCAGCTTCAACTACCAGGCCAATGTTATTGACTGAAGCGGCTGAGTTGTCAGTGAATGAAGCGTAGTCACTAGCGGCTATGGTTACATAACCAAGATAGTTCTCAAGGTCATCGTCAGTAGGATCAAATGCTCCATTGTCAGCTGTAGGTGTGAAAGACTGATTGAATAAATGAAGTTCAAGCTCAACGCTCTGCTGAGCGTCATCAATGATAGCTACTGTCTGTAATATCCCAGAGTGTTGGCCAGCCATAAACATAGCTGGAAACGTGAGCAAGCCACCAACTGCATCGCCAGCTGTATAAGCACCAGCTGTGATCGTTGGTGTTAAAGCTCGTACTTCTGTCTTGGTGATTGATCCCATGTCTTATTCCTTCTGGTTAATTCATTGTGGCGTAATCGAGGCCAGGGCTTTGTAGTATGAATGCTAATCTTCGTGCTAGTTCCATGTCACCCGCGCTCTCAACCATGATGGGATTACCATCCTTGCCTGAGTGCTGGACATTGGTTGCGAATGCGTTTACATCGATGTGCTTGCCAATTAGCTCAATGCGTTTGATTCTGTCGGATATCTTAATCTTGGTGATGGTTCCACCATCCTCGATGTTAGCCAGTTGTGCTACATCAATACCAGAAACCAATCCTTGTCTCCAGATCATTGGCCAATCTTTAAGTGGTAGTATTCCGCCGTTCTCGTCATAGATCTCAGCAAGGTCAGCATTGACTTCAGCTGCTAGTCTCTCTAATACCCAGTTGGCATCGATCTTAACCTTTTCAATGCGCTCTGCCTTGGCTTCAGTAATAGCATCAGCTATGTCTGGTTTGGTTAGGTTTTCACACCCAATGGCTTTAGCGGAGTCTTTGCTGTATCCGGCACGAATAGCTGCCTGAGTAGCATTAAGGTCTACCAGATACTCATGTACGAAAAGGGTTTGCTTGTCAGTGAGCTTGGTCATATATCTCACAATCTATGCAACATATGGTAAATAAGCCAACGCTTATGCGTTAATGTGCTACACTCTATGTATGTATATCAGACCATACTTATATAATGGATTACTGATCTGGATTCCCTGCAGTTGCTGCGGTTGGGATGCAGATATTTTCGACTAGCTTTTTAGGCGAAACTCCATGTCCTCCCTCTGTGCTGTCCGGCCTTTCCGTTGCAGCAGCGGCTTACCTCTCCCCTATCAAATCCATCTTTTCTTGCTAGATTACCGCTCTCATACCTCTTTTCTTCACCAGTCACTATATCCGTAGATACCACTGGCTTGCTGTTCGGATGCTCTGACCCAGATACGCTGTTATCCACCCACCTTCCCTTCTTGACTGCATCTTTTACGTTATCTCTGACAGTCCCAGCGAATAAGTGATCTGGGTTCACGCAAGCTCTAATATCACACTTATGACAAATACATGTTCCATGATATCCATTGCCTTTGGGTATGTCCCCTTTATGTAGCTCATATGACAGTCTGTGTGCGCCCATCATCTTGCCTTTTACTTTAATTGCGCCATACCCGCCACTGCTGATACCCCCAGTCCACAACCAGCATCCTGACTCCGGCACAGGCTCCCAGTTACTATTGAACCTATCAAGTAGATTGTTCACTATCCTCTCCTGTTCATTATTAATGTACAGTTAATATGGGTGGACAGGGCAGGGCTTGATACCTGCTGCTGAAATGCCCTCTCACTACGGCACTTATCGGCACTAGTAGCCTATCAGCTTGGTCATGGCGTTAGACCTTGCGTGTCCTTCCACGCCGCCTGTCCATAAACTAAGTGGGGATTACTGACTGTATAATCCCGCCGCAGTCTTGCTGCTTTAAGATCTAGGCACGACCAGCTCTCCCCATAAACTATTTAACTATCCTCAGATGATTCCGAGTCATCTGCTTCAGCTTTGCTATGTTCTTTATCGCTCGATCCATGCACTGCTCCGCTAACCCCAGTGCTTTCACTGTCTGTTCCGCGTCTTGCCTTATCCTTATGCTTAACTCCTCCATAGGCGATTTCCCATCCATCTCGGAACTCCTTGGTGTTGGATTTGGATACAATCTTGTCACC